TACAAACCCGACTTCTTTAATATCAGCCCCTGTAATATTTTTATACGCGTCGATAGCTAACTGTTCGTTTTCGGTTCCCCAATCCATAGCGGTATTTGTAAAAAAAGGCGCGGGGCTATTATAAATAATTTCGGCGGCCTTTTCTTCTATATAAGTTTTTCCCGTTGCGCTTAATTCGCCGTTTTCCTTTGCCGCTTTGCTGCGCGGTTCGGTCATTAATTTAAAAATATTAGAGGAGGTAAAACGGCCTAATCTAATTTTAAACCACGCCTCGGACCTTTGTTCTAAATTTGTATGATATACCGGATTTTTTTTATTTATTGTTTGCATTGTTTAACGTTTTTAGCTTGTTTAATAAAATAGGTTTGTACTTTGTTGTATCGCTTGTTTTACGGCCTAAATTACGCCCGAATTTATCGCCTAATGATTTGGCGGCGTTCTTTATCGCCTCCGCTTTGGCGTGTGGTAAGTCCATTACTAAGGCGTTTTTTAATTTGGCGTTTATGTCGCTAATTTGGGCGCCTGATCGTTGGCGTATCATACAAGCCCCAACGCCGGCGCGCGTTATCCAAGTTTTGGCTATCGGGTGGAATACCTGTAAATCTAAACTAACTAAAATCTCATTAGTTACGATTGTAAACGATAGGTTTTTAACTTGCCATAAACCCGCGTATAACCGGTCTAATTCGTTTTCGATTGTACTAATATTTAAATAGCTTACATTTTGACGGGTTTTAATTTTATCCCGATCAGGCGCGCTATTTAATACGGTTGTAAACTTTTCTAAGTTTATTAATTCGGGCCGGCTTGTTTCCGTTAGCGTTTCGGCCTTTTCTAAATAATCGCTTAATTTGTTTTCCATTTTTTAAAGTTGTTTAATTATAAAATTGGGGGTTGTTGGCCCCCGTTTGGTTATTATTGATTGTTATTATTTGTAACTATCATTAATCTTTGATTTGAGTGATTTTGTACCCATAAATGACTTCCACCCCGCCCAAAAATAAAACCTAATTCCTTCATTTTTGAATTATTATACTTTGCTTTTATAACATCGTATAAATGTTGTATATCTTTTATTTCGTATCTATTAATTAATCTTAGGATAAAATTAATTACTATAAAATTTTCACTTTGCTTACTTTTTACATTTTCTAATTCAATATTCATAATAGTTATTTTAAGTTGTTTAATATTTAATTACGTTCCTAACAATACCCAAATATAAGGCGGGTTTATTGATATTGCAAATTATTTGCAATATATTTTAAAAATAATATCATTTTTTATCATTTTTCTACTAAATAAGGCTTTTTTAATGCAATTAACGCCAATTTATACGCGTCGCGTTCGTCTTGATTAGATGTTTTTTTATTGGTCCGGTGTCCCTCTTTAATTAAAACACTATTAAAAATATCTTTATTCCATTTTTTACCCTTTTGTTTTGGGGTGCAATTTATAACAGGATATTTAGTTTTACATAGATCGACGGTATTTTGACTAATCGCCTGATTTTTGCCAACGTTGCGACTTTTACGCGCTATTACTAATTTACTGCCTTTTAAATCAAATGTCGCGCGCGTTAAATTGCTATTTTCAACGCAAACAACCGCCGCCGTTGGGCTATCATTTAAAAACCAATCACAAAAACCCAAAAAGCCATTTTTAAACGTTTTGAATGTTATTGTATTTTCGGAGGCGTTAATAATACATATACTAAAACCGCCGGCCCTAAACGCGGGGTCAATACCAATAAATAAATTATTTTTCATTTGGCCTTTTTTGCTTTTTTGCGTTTCACCTGATCAGCTTTTTTATTATCGGCCGGTTCGGTTATTTCGTTTAAAGTGATAACCCCGTAATTATTGAGGTACGGTATTTTAAAAAAATCTAATAACGCGCCGGCCGTTTTTCGGTGTATTATATATTTTTGATCTTTGCAAATTTTATACAGGGTCCTATGTTCGGCCGGACAATTCCATGTATCGCGTAAAGATTTTTTTTGTATCGTATGCCATGTTTCGCCGGCGTCGGATAATTTGGCAATAATTGCGGCCGTTAACGCGGCCCTTACATTTGGTAACATAATAATAGTTTTTAGTTGTTTAAATAATAACCAACGCCGCGCGATCTGATCAGGCGCCGCCGGATTGTTTAAATAAGGGGGCGTTAATTTAGCCACAAAAAAACACTATAACCCGTTATTAATTAATAAAATTGAATAAATGATTAATAACCCCCTTATCTTTAAAAGGTAGGCCAACACTAACAGTTATCAAATCCCGACGATTAAATAAATAAATTAATATTAACCCTACCTTATTACAAAAATAGACTATTTTAATTTAATTGCAAAATATTTGCAACTATAAAAATAAAAAAACCCCGCTTTATAAATAAAACAGGGCCTAACTAAAAACGATAAAAAAGGAAATTTTAAAAATCGTTATACGTTTATTGTAATAGGGGCGTCCGGTATTTGGTCCGCGCTTGTTATGTCGCTTATATCTAAACGTTTTTTTAATCGTTTGCAGCGGTCCCGTTGCTTTTTTATAAAATCCTGTATTATTTGATCAGGTGTTTTATTTTTCATAATTAAGTAATTAAGGTAATTTATTATTAATTAATTGGTTTATTGATTCGATCGCGCCGGTTACCGTTTCTAACGCCTCTAAGGTTTCCAAATCGCGCTCCCTTATATATTCGTTTAGGGTTTTTAATTCGTCGGCGTGTTTTTCGCTTGTATCTTTTATCGTTTTACTGAAATGTTTTCGTTCTAATAAATTTTCTTTTTTGGTTTCTTTTTTATCTTTCCAAAGGGCGTAAATTCCAACGCCTAAAGCAATTATAACGGGGGTTTGTTCTAATAACTTAAATAAAATTTCGTCCATTTTTCAAGGGTTTTAATAGTCTTCGGTCCATAGTAAAGTAGCTAATTGGTCGTTAGTTGCCGCCGATGCCGTACAAACCGCCGATATAGTATATTTTTTATTAGGTGTCATTACTAAATTAAGGTTTGAAAGGTCTACAAAAATTCCCCCTTTACCGTCCTTTTCTGCAAACGCTTCAAATAATATTTTACCGCCGGCGGGCGTTCCTGTACCGTTGGTTCTGTAAGAAACAACCGACGTATTAACATTAATGTCTGTAAAAGTTCCCGCCCAACTAATACCTAAAATTTTACAATAAACTTTATTATTTGCCACGCCTCCAAAAACATCAGCCTTATTAAAAAATGTTATTATTTCCACCTCGGTTGCAAAGTTACCGTTTTCTATACCGGATTGACTATTTAAAACCCCGTGCGCGTATTTAATCGCATTTTTGCCCTCTATAAAACTACTTATAGCGGCAACCGAAAGGGTTAAATTATCAGTACCCGCCCCGTTGGCCGCTTCGGCCCGTATTGGAAATGTCGGATTAAATGCCGACGGTACTATTAATATATTTGCAAGCGCCAACGTGTGGACTAATACATAATCCCCGCTAACATCAGATTCGACCGAAAAATTAACGGTACCAAATCCGGACCCGTACGCTATTTGGTAGCTATTACCTTTTGTAATGTCTATTGTCATACCGGACGGCCCCGAACCGTCTAATTTGTCAATATTCCACGCGCTTTGAATAATGTTTGTTTCTAATCCGTCGGTTCTATAACTTACATTAAAACCAATATTATTTTTTTTAAACCCGTAACCGTCGTTAGCGTCGCCAATGCCGGCGCCAATATACGCCGTTGCTACGGTTGGGACGCCTCCAAAGATACAGGAAAACCGGCAAATGTGGCCTTGTCCGGCCCTGTAAGGTATTTGGCCTATTGTGGTTATAACGGCCGCGCTTGCTGTTGTAGCGCTTGTATTAAGTACTGCCATATTATTAGCCTGTACAACCGTACCGCCCGCCGTTTCAATAACATTTACAATATCCGTATTTATATTATAAGGGAACGTTATTTGATCGACAGGCGAATAATTGGCTACCGGTAACTCGTCGTATGATGTCTTCGGATTGCTTGCGTTTACCTCTAAATGGTTTTGATTATCTACATTTACGTTTTTAAATTGGCCGGCGTCGTTTTGGCCTACAATAATATTGCGGCCTAAACTTGTAACCATAGCGGGCGCTATAAATGCCCCCGTTGTTAATAATTGCGGGCTTAATCCGACCGTTAAAAATTTAGTAGTATAATAAAAATCCGTTTGAATTACGCCGGCTGTATTTGTAAATTCGTATTTTATGTAATTTGCAAACGCGGGCGCCGCAAAAAATTGATAGCCTCCGGACGCTAAATATGGGATAGATAAACTTCTAACAACCACCGTGCCGCCCGCATCGGCACAAAATGAAATATCTATTGTACCGTCGTGACTTGATAAAATTTCGGTTTGAACTTGCGAATAACCCGCCGCATTTAATACAGGGCTTGTAAAAGTTGCCGCCGCCGGTAATAAAGCGGTTGTAATAAACGCCGTTGTTTCGGCGCTTAAATTTGCCGCCGCGATCGTTTGTAATTCGGCTATTTCGGTTATTTGGTTCGCCGCGCTTGCATCGCCCCCGCCGCCCCCGCCGCCCGACGTTACCGCGTTGTTAAAATATTCGTCGTTTAGCTTGTTGATCAGGTCGTCTAAAGTACCGACAAAAACGCCCGCCGCGCCTCCAAAATCTTGCACTTCTAAAGTGGGTAAAAAAGTGATCGTATAGGTTGGCATTCCGTCGGCGTCTAATATTTGCACCTGATCGGGATTAGGATTTTTATATAAAGGTTTGGCGACACAATCGACGGCCAAACCTAATATAATAGTTTGGCCGGCCGGTTTGGCGGTGTCTATTATATTTACAATATTTGTAAGTTTTTGAATTAAAATAGCCATTTTTTAAAGTTTATAATTTTTTAATAATTTGATAATTTAAGGCGTTAATTTGTGCTATAATTTCGGGCGGACGTTTTCCGGTGTCAACTTCTATATTATGCCGTTTTACTAAGTCGGTTAAATCAGTATTTAATATTTGTAAATCGTTGTTAATTTCCAATATTTGGCGCGTATCGTTTTGATTTGTTTTGATCAGATCGTAAACAGTTTGATTAATAACCCCCGAATTTAACGCCGCAAAAAACCGACGGTTATAATAAATAAAAGGTTTTTCGCGATCAATAATAATACTTTGTGTTATTTGTGTATTATCGACGTTAGCGCCTAAAAGGGTAAACCCTAATTTTATATTTATTTCGTCTTTTGTGCCGCCCTGTAAATACATTTTAATATAGTGGTTTTATTTGTACTTCGAATTCGTTATATATAAAAAAACCGGTCGTCGTTGGTAACGTAAATTTTATAATATTTTTTGAGGTGTCCGGTAACGTTATACTTTGCGTCCCTAAAACTTGGACCGTTGCCGGCGCGATCGTTGGCAGCGTGTTAACTAATACGCCGTTTAGTAAACATTCGGCCGCGCCGATCGCGGTAATGTCGCCTAAATTAGCCCACAAAATAGCGGCGCGGTTGTATACCCAACGTATTTGTAAAAAATCCGCCGGCGTGCCTAAAGTGTTATTCAATATATTTAAATTTTGCGTTATATCCCAATTTTGATCAGGTCCGAAATTAAAATCATCGGGACCGTTTGACCCCCTGTAATTATTATTTTCATAACCGCCGTTAGTTGTACCGACGCCCGTGTAACCGGTTTCGCCGGCCGGCGTGGTTGCTAATACGTAAGTATTTGTAAAAATCGTTTGACTTGTTAACACAAAAGCCGTTATTAAATCGTTTAACCCCGCAAACGGTGTGCTAACGTCAGCAACTGTACTAAGGGTATTTTTTTGGATATTTGGAAACGTTTTTCCGATCGTTGTATAACCGTATTCGTTTGTTATAATTGACTGTACCCCCGCCGATATAAACGCGCCCCAAACGGTATAAACTAAACTAAGGGTCGTACTTTGTTGGTCGCTCCCGTCTATCGATAAATCGAATCTAATATTAACCGCCCGATCTTCTAATTCGTCGCTATAATATCCGTTATCCGTTGCGAACGCCTGTTTATCAAATTGCGCGCGGTTGGTGTGGCCTACCGTATCGGCTACATTAAAATAATTCCAAATATTTTGTGTACTTTGCCATTTTGTCGAATCACTAAACAGGTCGCCAAATTGCCCCCTAAAAACCCCGATTAAGTTGTTAACGTCGGTTTGTGTCACGGCGTAAACAAAAATTAATATATCGCCGCTTGTGGCCGGTGTGACGCCGTCCGCCTCAAAGTATAATTGCCATGTATTAAATAGATAAGTAGACCCGCTTGTATATTGTGCTTCGCCGTCTATGTTCGCGGCCCCGTCGTCGTTGTTATCCCAAAAGGCTAATTTTTGGCTATCTAATTCGTAAACCGCCGGCGTTATTTGGCTGATTGGTTCATCTTCGAAAACAATATAAACCAAATTTGTAGGCGTTAAATTTTCGCCTTGATCGTCAATATCAATATTTTTAATATTGTAAACGTCGCCGGTGTCTAAAAATTCGATCGTTTTAACGTCGTGTTTATCTAAAGTTTTTAAGAATTGCAACAGGGGGCTAATTGCTAAAATTGAAATATTGAAACGTTCAATACTTGTATTTTGTATTCGTTCCGATTGGCCGGTTATATCCGTTTCGGTTTCTATTATATCTTCGAAGGTAGACCGCCCCAAATCGCCGCAAACATAAAAAACGTTTTTATAATCGTTGCCCCAAAAACAGGCTAAACCAAAATCGGAACAACCCGACACGGTACCCGAATTATTATTATAAGCGGTAATTTTTGCGCGCATTTTTTTAAATTTCCTTTTTTAAAAAAAGGCCAAACAATTATATTAACCGTTTGGCCTTATGTCAATTTTTACCGTTTATTTTATGGCAGCGGATTAGGTACGCGATCAGGTGCGGTTCTCGCTTTCCATGTTAACGTACACGTCCATTTTTCTACGCTTTCTTCGCCGCGTTCTAATACGGGGCTTAATCTAAATTGCGTCGGTGTGATACCGTTCGTATTACCGTACAATTTACCGCCTACCGTGCTAAAAATAAATTGAGGTTTTACCGTGCTACATTGTAACTTTCTTAGATAATCGTAACTATCGGCGCCAACGTCGAAAATATCAAAATTTAGGGTAAACGTTCCGGCTATATCGACGGCGTTAAAATTGTTTGTCGTTACGCTTTGGAATTCCGGTAATGGCATATCACCTTGGCCGTAAATTTGTTTTTGATTAACGTCTGTAATGTCGGTATTGTCAATCAAAAAATCGCCTACTATCATAGTAGGCCCCCAATTAGCCGGCGCGGTTCCTAAAGTAGGGTGCCACAAAATAATAGAATTAACCTCGCTTTGTATTATATTATCGTTGCAATTTTGGCTTATTATATCCATAGCGCCCAAAGCGCCCGACGGACACGTTACCGTACTACAATCGATCGAAAAAATGTTTATTGCTGACATTGTTTTTATTTTTTAAATTATACTAAAATTTGACCTTTTATTAATCGTTTATTCTTTTGGCATACTAAACAGTCGGACACGTCCGACGGCATATAATAAACAAGGTTATTAATTGCGGCCCTGTAAATTTTTAAGTAGTGGTTTTTGATCTGATATAATTGTTTGGGGTCTAAAATCATTGTATAATGGTTAATTCGACCCGACATTAATATACTATCGCAAAGGTTAAAAATTGCCTTAGCTTGTAAACCGTCCGCCAATGCCATGCCTAACATTAAACGTTGCCCGCTTGCAACCGTTACCGCGTTCGGCGTTTGTGCCAAATCACACAACCATGTATAATAGTCACAATCTAACGAGGCGTTCAAATATAAACCTTGCATCGTTGCGGAACCGACAACGGGCGCCGCTAATTCGGGAACCGTTGGCGCTTGTACCCCGCCCAAACACATAATTTGTAAATACGGGTTTTTCCGGTATTTTATTGCCGCGCTACATTTACAACCCCTTTCGATTTGGTTGTTAACAGGGCGCGCCCCCGCCGGTATTGTATACGCTATATAAAAGCGTTCGTTTAAATCGCTTCGTATGTTTCCCAAATCATAGACAAAAGGCGCCGCAAAAGTAGCCGTAAAATATTGTTTGTTCGCGGTTACGTTTGCGGTCGCCGTGTCTAAAGGCGTTGTTAAGTCTAAAGACGAATATATGCTAATATCGACGTTTACCGGTATCGTTATACCGTCGTAAAATGCAATATCAATACTATCAATCCGTAATTTTGCGCCGCGTATTTCGTATGGTTCCAACCAAACGCCGGCGACGGTCGATTTGACCGCCTCCGCGTTTTTATAGTAGTTGTCGCCTATGTTCGTAAACGGTAAAAATTGTTCGCTTTTTACCTGTTTTGTTGCGGCTAAATAATCGCTTAAAAAATCCCGTACGGCTTGCGTTCGTGCCTGTAATGCCAACGACCAAACCCCGCCGTTTTCGCAATCGGCCGCGCCGTTGGTCCACCTGATCGGGACCGTGTCCGGTTGCATTACATACAAACCGCTTTCGCTAACATTTAAGTCGTTAAAATTTACGGGTTTGGTTGCGTCCCAACAATTACACGGCGTGGACGCTAAACCAATGATATTATTTAAACAATCTAAAGACATTTATTTAAATTTACGCTTTATCAACTCTAATAATTCCGGTATTATCGCCAACGCTTGGCACCAAATCAAACAAGCCTACTAAGTCAAGTTCCCATACGTGATCAAGTGACGGTTTGCCGTATTTTGTATCCGTTGCATTACACGTTTTTTGATACCTAACATCAATTTCGACCGGTTGCAATACGCCGTTATTTGCGAATTGTAAAGTACTTAGCGCGCTGTTACCGTCTTGATACATATCATAGTACTGTAAAGGTAGTTTAAAGTTTACGGTATTGTTTTTGTCGCCTACTTGTTCGCCCTGATCGGGGTACTGCGCGTAAAAATAACTAACAAGCGCGTTAGGGTCGATCAAATAAATAACTTCGGCGCCTATAATAACGTCTAAATTATCTTCGTCCCAAGCAATTTCACGGCGTTGAAAAGTTAGCGTGTAACTACGTTCGTTATCATTCGCGGCGTGATCTTTTGCAATGTCGGCCGGTACCCTTAGCGCTTTGCCGCTAATAATATAATAGTTATTTGGTAGCCCTTTAATTCGTGCCAATTGGTCCAAAATTGCGAGCGTATCGGCCGCGCCTTCGCCTTTCCAAAAAGCAGCGCCGGCAATCTCATAATTAAGGCCCGCGTTAACTGTTACGTCGTCCGGTAAATTGGTAGCACTTGCAACGGATTTATTAGCCTCCAAAGTATTAATAACAGTCGTATTAAAGGCCTGCACCATTAAAGACATTTTGTGTGCTAACAAAAACGCCGTGCGGTCCATAAACTTACTAAAGTTATCGCAATCTTTATCATTAAGTTTAATGCTTGGTTTTTCAAAGACATTAAAATCATAATCCTGTGCCGCCGTACTCATGCCGTCGCCCGTTGTTAGATCGCATTCACCCGCTATAGGTGTCGCGCTAACGGTTGGTAAACTTGTAACGTCTGCAACGCTATAGTAAACTTTTACGCCCGTGCAAAGATCGCCCGCGCCCGCTTTTAATTCCATTATATTGGCGGTCTGTTTTTGTAATACAGTAACGGCCGTTACGGGGCTATTTGTTAATTCGGGGTTAACGGTTGCTTTACTTTTGAAAACCGTGTCTAATTTGGCGCGTAAAATTGGAATAACCGACGCCGTGAAATCATTTGCCATTTTGTTAAATTTTATTTGTTAATATTTGATTCATGATTTATTATCATTTGTTCCTGTATAAAATTAGCCTTTTCGGTATCGCCTGAACTTAACGCCTTTTTAAAATCATTATAACCTAAATCATTTAATTGGCTTTTATTGTATCCGTGCGCGTTGCCGTTTTGGCCTTTTTGGTTTGGTACAAATGTCTTTTTATCTTCTTTTTTTGGGGTTGGTTCCACAAAATCAACAGGCGACAAAGTTTTTACAAAATCATTAAACGCCCAATTTTGCGCCGTTTCTTTATTAAAGAGGGGCGCGCCGTCGTCGTCCATTATTACTATTTCGCCGTTTTGATCACGTGTAAACTTCAGATTTTTTAATTCGCTTTCTAAGGCGGCCATTTGCCGCGCTTTTATTTGCGGGTTATTACTGAAATTTGCCCCGTTTTTACTTAGAACGTTTAACGCGTCGGTCTTTATAGCTTGCAAGTTTCTAAAGGCGTTAAATTCTGCCTTTATTTGGTCCGCTTCGTTTGCCGTCGCCTTTAATCCGTCAATGTAGGTTTTTACCTCGTTACTTTGTAACGCCTTTTGTAGTGTAATGTTTGATTTTTCCGCGGTTGGTGTATCTTTGGCGTATTTTTCACGGTGGCTAATAAACAGATCTTCCATTTTTTGGCCTGTAATATCTTCGTTAAATACTTCGCCCCAAAGTTTTTCGGTACGTTTTGACGCTTGCCTAAAACCCTTGTTTAGTGATTCGTCGCGTAAATCGTTGTATCGTTTTACGGCAAAAGGTTTTAAGAAGTTGGTTAATTCGTCCGCGTTGGTTAAATCGTTTTCCCCGATCTTGTCGATCAGGTCCGTAGGCTGAGCGCCTAATAAATTCGCCGTTATATTTATAACGTCCTGTAAACTAAAATTAATATTATCCATAAATATACGTTTTTAATTGTTATTTGTTTAATTTATTCCCCCTTTTTTTTTGTTTCGGTTTCTTTTTTAATCATATTCGGCGTTGGTTCCGGCGGTTCCTTTAATTTAAAATCGTAAATATTAGGAAACATTTTAATAATTTTTTGTTTCGCCGTTTCGGTACATTTTAGCCAAATTTTATCCGCGCCTGATCGGAAATATTGCGACTTTTTACGGTATAAATATTTTTTACTTTTTGCCATTTTTCAAAGTTTTTAGTAACGGTTTAATTAGTGTTTGTGTAACGCCTAAAAGGGCGGCGACTTCTTTTATATCCATTTCGCCGGACCTTAATTTATCGGTTGCCGTGGTTTGTTGTTTTTCTGTTAACGCGCGTTTATGTTTTACCTTTTTGGCCGCTTTTTTAGCCGGCTTTTTATCCGTCATATTTGGCGTTGGTTTGGGTTTACTATACAGGGTTAATATATCTAATAATTCGGCTTGTATATAATTAGCGTCGATATAGATAAATTTGTTAGGCTTAGTTTTTAATACCCCGTCGATAAATTCCGCGGCCTTTTTGATCTGATCAGGTGTTCGCCCCGTTGGCGTGTGTCGTTGGGCGTCAAACTTTGCAACGTTTTTGCTTGTTATAATATATTTAATATCGTTTATATCGGTTAATTGTTTGTCGATAAATCCGTTATTTGCCCGCATACGTTTAACCCGTTTTTGTGCCGCTTGTCTGTATCCTAATTCACGCGGGAAATTTACAATATTTAACACCTCTATATCTTCGGCGCTTAGTTCTTTTGTATCTAATTTCCAACGTGCGATATTATCGCTTAATTTATGGTTTTCCATTTTTAAAGTATTTAGTTAATTAATAATTATTTTTTTATTCGTTTTATTTCCGTTTTATATTTGCCGCGTTGTATTAAAAATTTATCGTTTTCCATAGGAAATACTAAAGGCGCGTTTTCCGTTGCCTTTAATATATCTTTTAATATAGAATTTTGCCCTATTATCGCCGCCTTTACGCCGTCCCGATACGCTTGTATTTGTTCGGCTTTTTGTTGCCTTATATTGGCGTTTAAATATTTGCTTATCGTTTTGTTTTTACGTTTGCTATTTGGTATGTCTGAATAATGCGACCCGATCACGTCGTCACGTCGTCAAAATCTGACATCGGGACGCCGGCCAATCCTAAACGGTCGGTCGTTTCTTTATTTAAAACATATTCGCCGCGGTGGACCGTGCCGGCCGGTTCGTATTTCCCGCCGCCGATCGCGTCGCCTGTATAACCCCCGTCGGCAAATCCGGCGGCGCTTGCGGCCTGACTTTTTGAGGCGACAAACGCCCCTAACATTACGGCACTTAATGCCGTTGCAAGTGCCACGCCAATACCAAACGGTAAACCGGATAAAGACGAATAAAGGCCGGCGATCGCGGTTATTAAGTTCGACGCCTGTAGGGCGGTATCTATTGCAAATTGTGCCTCCGCTGCCTTTTTTTTGTCCGCTTCGGCCTTATCACGGGCGGCCTTTTCGCCTTTTAATTGGTCCTGTACTTCTTTAATATTTGACGCCTTGCCTAATTTGTTTAGTTCTATTTCGTTTGATAAATCGGCCTGTATTTCGCCTATACGTTGGTTTCTAAAATCTACCTCCTTTTGTAAGGCGGCGACGCGTTCCGCTACCGCTTTTTGTATTTCGCCGGTAACCTGTTCTAATGCCTTTTTTACCGCGCCTATATCTTTTTGCGTGTCCTCCGGTATCCCTAAAAGGTCGCCGAAACTTTTACTATCTTTTGTTTCTTTTTTGGCGGCCTTTTGTATCGTCGTGCCAACCCCCGCGGCGCGCGTTTCTAATTGTTTTATTTGGGCGTCTATCGCGGCCGTTTCTTCGGCGGTTATTAGTTTGTTGGCGTCCCGTATTATTTGGAGGCGTTTAATTTGGAAATCTATTTCCAAACGTTCGCGCGCGTTGGCCTGATCGCGTTTAAATTTTGTTATTTCCTCTTCTGTTTTTACCGTTTCGGCGAATTCTTGGCGCGCTATCTCTTGCGCGGTTGCTAATTCGGCGGCGGCTTGTTTTTCTTGATTATCTAAACCGGTATTTAATGCGGCCAATTGTTCGGCGTTTTGTTGTTCGTCGAATTGTTTATTAATTTCGGCTAATTCGGTTTTTAATTTTGCGGCGTTTTGTTTTAATAGTTCGGCCTTTTTTTCGTCGCTATCTTTTAGCGCGGTTATTTCTTCGGCGCGTGCCGCGGCGTTGGTTTCGGCGGCGGCTAATTCGGCGCCGCGTTCGTCTGTAATAAGTTGATCGATTAAGGCGCGGCGCGCCCTTAGTTCGGCCGTGTTAAATTCGGCGGTTATTTTTGCTATGTCTTCGCCTAAAACCTTTTTAGATTGTTTTAAAAAGTCGTCTAATTGGCTTTGTTTTTTTATCGCTTCGGTTGCGGTTATATCGCGTTCTTTTCGTTCGCTTTTTAATGCGGTTATCTTTTTTTCTAATTCGTCCCTTATTAATGAGGTGAATAATTTTGTAGTTATTTTTGCATTTTTTGCGTTTTCGTCCCTTCGTTTATTTGTTTCGTCTTTATCTTTTTTACGTTCCGCGCGCGCTTCGTTAATTCCCTCTTGAAATAATTTTCTATTTTTTAATATTAATTTATCTTTTTCTATTTCGGCGGTTATTCGGCGTTTGTCTAATATCGCTAATTCTTTTTGTATTATTAATACTTCGTTTAAACTTGTTAAACCCTTTTTTTTCTTTTCTGTTAATGCCGTTTGTTGCCTGTTTTCCTCTAATGCGATCGCCATTAAATCAGCTTCGGTTTTTTTAATTGCTTCTGATATTGCCTTACGCCTTAATAGTCTTTTTTCCGCTTCGGTTCCGAAACTTAGATCAATTTTTATTTGTTCGGCCTGTAATTCAAGGGCGGTGATACTTTCGTTTAATTTGCTTATATCTTCGGTTGCCTTTAAAATTTCCTCCGTACTAAGGCCCTTTTTAAACATACTAAACGCCAACGCCGCCGCGCCGGCCGCGATCGCAAACACACCAAACGGCGTACCGGCTAACATTGCGCCCATACTTCCAAGTCGGCCCGCCGTGGCCCCCGCGGCGCCTCCCATACGCCCCAACATTGAAACGCCCCGACCGGCGCCCCGTGTAAATTTTCCCATAGAACGCCCCGCGCCTTTTGTCGCGGTTCCTAATTTTTGCGTTTTCTTTTCGGCGCCCCCCAACGCGTCGCCGTAATTATCGACGCCGGCAACGTCAAACCCTTCGGCTAAATTTTCGGACACGTCACCCATAACCCCTTCTAAACCTTCGGCCTGACTACTTATATTATCGAAACTATCAATAATTTGGCTATCGTCTACAACTATTTGTACTTCTATAATTTCGGCCATGTTTACCTATTTTTTAATTTTTTTTCTAATCGTTTTAATACCTTATAAAAATCAATAACGTACAATTTTTTTAAATAATCCGGTTGGTAACTTGTATTGTTTACTAACAAATCTAAACTATCAAATACATAGTTTTCGTTTTCGGCTATTTTGTCGATACATTGTATTTTATCATTTTTAAAATATACGTTTTTATAGCGCCCGTTTTCCTCTGTTTTGGCCTTTTTTAAATAGCCTTTTAATTTTCGTTTATAATCAATTGTGATTGTTCCGACGTTGCGAGCGCTAAACCGAAAAAATCCACGGCCCTAATATTTGCCGCGGTCCAATCGTTAATTTTTTCGTCCGCCTGATCAAAAGACCAAGTATTAAGATCTTCGCCCTCCCGAATAATAAACAGGGTACAAATATAATAAGCGGCGGGGTATCGGCTTGTTAGTTCGCCCTTAAAAGAATCTAAATTATTCATACAATCTCTTAAAAGGTCGTTCATGTTTTTTTGCCAATCGTCGCCG